CTCGATGCTCCCGCCGCCGACCCGCCGCACGTTGTCAAAGACGACCATGCGCCGGCCCTCGAGCGCGATGGCAAGGAGCGTCTTGCGCATCTCGTCTTCGTTGTCGATCGGCGCCATGACTGATGCCCTTCGCCCGCGACCGATGATACTCGCCGCCTTAGCCAGCAGGGTTTTGCCGCTCCCGCGGGTGTTGGCATCCATGGCGAACAGCGGCGCCGCCCCTTCGAAGGCGTAGCGAGCAAACAGCGACAGCACACACGCAAGCCACGAGGAGCGGTGCCCGGGTGAGGCAAAGGGGAAGTCGGACACGGCGTCAAGGAGGAGCTCGGCGGCCGCCCTCGCGTCGGCCTGCGTCGGGCTTGCCGGCACGGCGACGTGCGCGAGCGGTCGGTAGACGACCTGGGTCGCGGTGTCGTAGCCGGGCACGTCGACGACCGTGCCGTCGGGGCGAAGCACCGGGACCTCGACGACCGAGCTTACGTGCCGGATCCCGGGCCACTCGCCACACGAGACGATGGCGCGAGCGATCTCCGCTGGCGGAGTAACATCGCGGATCCGTCCGTCCGGACCGTGAGCCGTCCAGCGCGCCGCGTCCGACAGGAGTACGCGGAGCCAGTCGACGCCAACGGCCACCAGGCGGGGCTCGTTGCGCGCGGCATCGCCGCCCGTGGCGTCAGAGACGACATGCATGAGCACGCCGCCCGACTGGTAGATCTCCGTGCCTTCGGCTAGCGCCTCGATTGCCTGGTCGACCACCGACCGCATGTCCGCATCGACGGCAATCTCGCGCGTCTCGCGCCCACGCTGGGGCTCGTCGTCCGCCCCCTCGTCCGGCTTGAGCGGCATCGGCGCGATGCGAAGCGGCGGCAGGTAGTCGAGGCTGCGCAAAAACTCGCCGATGTCCTGGAAGCCTGATTCGCTCGCATCGACGTCGAGGGAATCGACGAGCCACCCATTCTTGGTCTTGCGCCCTCCGCCCGTGTGGCCCGCCGAGAAACAGAACGCCTTGCCCTCGCTGCCGATAGCCCCGAAGCACTCGTTGTGCTTGCAGATGGGGCATGTGCCCGTGCCGGCCCTCGGCCACTTGCGCGGGTTGTCGCGGTTGTACTTCTCGATGGCGCTCTCGCGGTCGAAGCGAGGGCGAGCGCGTGGACGCGGTGCGGGTTGTTCGGGCTCTTTGATGCCAGCCCATGCGCGGAGCGACTCGCCGAGGGGGCCAGTGATCTGGGCGATGGCCTGGGGATCACCTGCGATCTGATAGGCCGCCTCCACCGGGTAGCCGTTCGCATACAGCGCCGACGCCGCAGCCAGCTTGCGCACTGCCGAGGCGAGCTCGTCGCGGCCAACGCGGGCGGGCCGCTCGTCGCTCATCCAGTCGATGGGCTGGCCGCTGACATGGACCGAGCCCGGGAACACGGTCTGACCCGAGGCGCGCAGCTCGACGAGCGTCATCGACCCGCCATCAGCGGTACGCATGGCGTACTTCGTCGACTCGGACCCTTCGGCAACGTACAACCAGTGCGCCTCGGGTGTGCTCGACTTGCCGAACCGCGCCTTGGTCGGAGGCAAGCATCGCGGCGCAAGCTCGATGGCCTGATCGCTGTCAAGGTCGACGTCGACAAGCCAGCCGGATGCTTCCCCCAGCAAGATGCCGATGTTGTTGTCGGCACGGAACGCACCAAGGATGTCGTCGGTGCCGAGGCGCTGCGTCTGCCAGCGGTTACCAACAGGTTTTTTGCCGCGCGGCATCACAGGGACAGGGGACCAGCCGCGTGCGTGATAGCGGAGGGCGGTAGCGACAGGATCGCCGAGTTTCCCTGTGAGGATGTCTTCGCCGCGCACGTCGATGGTCACCTGAGTACCCCCTTGTTAATAAACCCCGGAGAACGGATGTGCCCGGAGCGCCGGGCGTCATAGAAATCGAGAATGTCCTGCACCGTGCCGCCATCGAGTGTCCGCACGAGCGACCAGAGAGAGACCTTGCCGTCGAGGTAGTCTTCTGCTTGCTTGACCACAAAGACTGGGTATTGCTTCCCGTCGACCCACATCGTCGGCATGCGGTGTCCGAGGTCTGCCTGAGTCTGCAGGCGATGGCCCCGGGCTAGGAGGTCCTGCCTGCAGAGGGCGGCCTCGGCGCGAAGCTTCGCCAGCGTCGCTGGGTTTCTCGGCGCATTCAAACGCCACCGCGCAGCGCGTTATGGCGGATCCCCGCGCCGACTGGCACGCTGTCTGTAATGGCGGACATGCAACTAGCTCGTTTTCTTGGGAGTCTTTGCTTTGCCACGCGGACGCGGTTTCGAGCTTTGGCGGCGACAGACAAAACACACTCCACGCGGATGGTGGTCCGCGGTAGCAGTCAGCGAAACCTCCCACTCGTGCCACTGGGCCGGCGTACAGAGGCCGCCCGAGATCTCCTTCAGGGCCTCCTTGTAGGCCGCATCGGGCGAACGCTTACCGGTGGTCCACAGCGAGACCTGCATGGCCGAGGCCGGGCTCCCGTGTTGCGCGAGGGCGCGGACGATATAGGCCTGGGTGGCGCGCTCGGGGGCGCGCTGCTTCAGCCAGGCAAGATAGGTGGCAAGCGGCGTGACAACGGTCACAGCGTGTTTTGTGGGCATGAACGACACCTACACGATACGCTTATTTCTCTGCAAGGATTATTTTTTATTGACACAGATTAAACGCATCGTTTATAAATCGGGTGTCGCCAACGGAGGGCGCACCCGATGCTTTGCTTTAGCCATGGTTCACGTCCGATCTACTTCAGCGGCACTTACCTGGACTGCCCCCTGTGCGCTGCTGCCGCCGCTCGTAAGGCAGCAAAGGCCGCCGCCTTGATCTTAGACAAGGCCGTCGACCGGATGTTCGAGGAACCAGCGCCGACGGCCGAGGCGCCCACCGCCACCGCGCCCCCCCTGGCGGTGCGCTAATGGACGCGCCCGCCACCTACTGCGCGCTCCTGCTCGAGCGCGAACAATTCTTAAATCACCACTGCGTCACCGGCCACGCCCCGAGTATCGACGCGCTCTGGCGCCTCGAATTGCTTTTGGCCGCCGAGTCGCCGACCCCCGAGCTGGTCGCCGAGTGGGCCGACCGGGCGATTGAGACGCTAACGTGGTCCCGCTCCGCGGCCCGCGTCACGGCCGGCACCGACAGTGGTAGCGGAGGCAAGCCGCGATTGCGCACAGGCACGGCAACGGTGTGCCGCCCACGAGCGTGTGCTTCGCTCATTTTTTGGGAAGGGGGCGTAGCGATGACCGTCCAACTTTTGTCGGCAGCCGATGGCTACAGAGTCACGGTCCGCAAGACGAGCACCGAACGGCTCTATGGCTACAGAGTCACGGTCCGCAAGACGAGCACCGAACGGCTCTTTGCGTCTGTCGACGCTGCGTACGCCGAATACATGGACCGCTGCTCGCAGGGTCAGCGCGCGACCCTGTGGGCCTGGATGGACGCCACCGACGACTACGACGCCGGGTGGGAGCCGCTCGCGACGTGGCTTGACTACGACGACCTGCGCGACGAGGCGGCGCGTCGAGGCGATGAGCCGAATCCGCGCGAGGGTGACGATGACGAAGCCCGCGACACGGCGGCGCCGCGATGAGCGCCCCCGAGATGCGCCGCATGGGGTCGTTCGACGCGAAGACCGGGGCGCTGCTGTGACACACAGATTCCTTGCCCGAGCTGTCGGCCGTCCTATCGCTACGATCGACCGCAGTGCGCGAAGGCGGATGGCGGGCGAGCCGCTGATTCTGATTTTAACTGCAATCTTTCTCGCGTCCGCTATTGCGTACGCATTGGTGGTCCTTTGATCCAGTCCCTTTTGCTCTCGATGATGCTCTCGGCCTTTGGCGCCACCTGCCCGGTTGACTCCATGCAGGCCTACTTCACCGGACGCACGCAGACGATGTCCGGTCGGCTGATGTACGAGTACCGTTGCCCGAGCGGTCACACGTTCCTGGTGCGCCAGTGAGCGTCACCACCGACCTGGACCAAGCCCTGATCAAGTGCGATAGCTGCCCGTCCGCAATAGCGGCAACCCGCGACGAAGCAATCTTCGAGCAGGACTGGAGCTACTGCCGAGAGGCGTGCCTCTGGACCTGCCCGTGTTGCGAGACCATGGAGCGCGACCAGATGCGGCGCGAATATGGCCATCTTGCTGCTGTTGTGCGCCAAAACAGACAGCTGCACGAAGACGGGGAGCATGAGTCGGCGCGGGCGTTGGCGTATGTGCACGGTGTGATCGATCAGTCGGAAGAATAACGCGCGAACCCGCTCAAGGACCAATCGAAGATTTAACCCCGGTGGCCGCGACCGTATCGCGGCAAGGAGATTTGCAATTGGCTAGAGAACTACGAGGCAAAAAACCCGAGGAGCACAACCCGAGGCTGAAGCTGCTACTGGCTGGTATCGCAGGGGCAGGCAAGACGACGGCCGCGATACAGATGCCGCGCCCCTACGTAATCGACTGCGAGAACGGAGCAGCCCACTACGGTAAGCTGATCGAAGACAAGGGCGGCGTGGTTTTTAACACAACGTCACTTGAGGATGTGATCGAGGAGGTCCGCACGCTGCTGGCGACAGACCATCCGTATTTGACGCTGGTGATCGACCCGTTCACCACGCTCTACGACGCGGAGGTTGACCGGTGTGAGAAGGATGTTGGCAGCGAGTTTGGGCGCCATTACGGCGCGGCAAACAAGACTTCTAAGCGTCTTTACAGTTTGCTGACGCAACTGGATATGAACGTGATCGTCACGACGCACGCTAAAGCGGAGTACGGAGCGGACATGAAGCTTATCGGCCGCACGTTCGAGGGCTGGAAGAAGCTCGACTACTTGTTCGATCTCTTCCTCTTCCTCGACCGTGACGCAACCGGCGCTCGGTACGCGACCGTTAAGAAGACGCGGCTTGCGGGCTTCGAAGATCAATCCAAGTTTGCTTGGTCCTACGAGGCTCTCGCCGACCGCTATGGTCGGGAGAAGATCGAGCGCACGCCGACACGTGTTGAGCTTGCGGACCCTGCAACGATTGCCGCCTTCAAGGCGGCATACGCGCAGCTCGGCGAGGTCGAAGTGAGGCGGTTGAAAATCGACAAGGTGGTGACGTCGCTTGACGACGTTGCCGACCTTCCACGCTCACGAATCGAGAAGGGTCTCGAAGTTATCCGTAATCACCTTTCAATCAACGCATCCTAAGGGACAACGACCATGCCTCTTTCTTACACACCAGATCTTCTTGCCAGCTCAACCACCCGTGATCCGTTGCTCCCAGGAACCTACGTGTTCAAAGTCGACCGGGCGGAGGAGAAGACCTTTAGCACCGGCGCTCGGGGGTTGTCGGTGAAGCTTCTCGTCGACTTCAAGGGCCGGGATGTCCCGTGCTTTACAAACCTTTTCTACGACAAAGTGACCTGGAAGCTGAAGTCGTTCCTCGGGTGCGTGGGTCTCGACTACGGCAGTCCGCCCGAGCTTTTTGAGATCGAAGGGCGGTTCGGCGAGGCGAAGTTTGTGATCAAGGACAACTACTTCGAGGTCGCAACCTTCCTAAGTGGCGTCGACAAGGCGTTGAAGCCCAAGGCGCCTTCGGCCGGGAACGGCAAGGCGCACATAAAAGAAGACGACGTTCCGTTCTGATTGAGATCGTTCAGGGCCCCGCCGCAAAAGACGGGGCCCTGAACCCTCGGTTGCAACAGGGACCTGACGCACCGCGCGTTCCTGGAAATCTCGTTATCCTCGCGTATCATCGCTTAGGCCGACAGCGGCAAATCCCCAACAACGGAGACGGACCTTGAAGCTTCTAGGCTTGATGGCAGCGGTGTGTGCGGCAACAGCGTGTGGCAGTAGCGACCCGGAGGACTGCGCCGACATTGCGCCGTCAGGCACGTACAAGCTGCACTACGACGAAAAGAGCGGCAATTGTGATCTGGACCTTCCTGATTCGCTCGTCAGCCTGAGCTCCATCCAGGCCGAGCCCGACGCTGGATGCACCGTGATTTCATCGTCCGAGAGCGCCAACGAATGCCGTGTCGACTTCGACATCGACTGCGCCCTCCAGGCCGACAACGTACGCCTACGGGAGACGGGCTATCTCGAGATCCAGGACGACAAGGGCGAAGAAATCAGCGGCACCATAACATTTATTGCACGGCGTCTCGATAACAATAGCCCAATTTGCACGGGCACTTACGAGGTTACGCTCACCAAGCAGTAGCGAGACGTTCACCACCGCCGGCGCAAGTTATATCGAGAGGCTCGGCGCCATCGAGGCCGCCAAGGCCGACCTTGTGAAGCACGTGGAGGGCCGATGAGACGCTCCTACCCCACCAACGTCATCCCGCGCGGCGCCAAGCTGTACATCAAGGTGCGCATGCCTGACGGCCGGTGGAAGCAGGCCGCAACCGGCCTCGGGCTCGACCAGGGGGACGCCGCCGGCGAGCTTCAGCGACGCACGCAGGTGATCGCGAATACGAAGGCGGTCATCATAGACCGTCGTTATGGTGGCTCGGCGAGTGGGCAACGAAGTGGCTGAAGCGGCGCGAGGACGACGCCCTCCAAGGCACTGCGCTCGCCCCGCTTTTGCGGAAAGCCGGGCCAGGTCGAGGGCTAGCGCGCCGCAAGCACCAACGCGAGCAGCGCTATAGCCGTGAAGGCCACCGCAAAGACGACGGCCAACCACTTCCACTCTTCGCCCCGTCGTTTCGTCACAATCAACTCCTGATGGATTTCACCAAGCTCGTCCGCAATCCGCGCGTGAGCGTCGCGCAATTTTGCTACTTCACAGGTCGTGTCGATATCGACAACGGTGTGCCGCCCGTACTCGCTGCGCAGCCAGTCGTCCGTCATCCCAGCACCGCACACGCCGCAAGCAGCGTCGCAATCGTCGCCAGGGCTACACCCGCCGTCGAGCGCCAACGCCCCTCGAGGTAGCGGTTGCGATCAACTAAGCGCTCGCGGTCGACACGGAGGTATTCAACCTCGCCAGCAAGAGACGCGATCTGCCTGTCTGCCGCCGCCAGCTGCTTGCTCCGCAACACCAGAAGCTGATCGATCTCGTTGGCGATCGTAACGTCCCACGAGCTCGGGAGCTCACGGTCGCAAGACAAGGCGGTCACGTGATTCCTGCGACTATCTTTAAGAGGATTAGGCCCTCAAGAAACGTCCAGTGCCACGGCTCGCTTCGAACGTCGTTAACCCACCCGTACGTCGACGCGTTCGCCTGCAACCACCTGTCCGTCGTGCCGTCCGCGATACCGTTGTTGGTATGGTCGGTATCGGCGCGGTTGATATCCACCGACACGCCGCTCTGGTGAGTTGAGCGCCCCGGCAAAGCAACCGCTTTGTACTTGCGGCCATACGCAATAGCGGTTTGTCGCAACGACCACTCCCGTCGCTGCTCGAGCATCGACCGAAACGCGGAGTTGACGCGCAAGATAACGCCATCGCTGCGGGCCGCTTCCGCCATCAGCAGGAACGCCATTGCAGCGGGGCGGTGCAATGAATGCCCGTTGCCGATAGGCACGAGATCGAGCGCAACAGCTCTTCCTAAAATCCAACCGCCGGCCATCTCAGAACTCCGCTCGCACGCCGGCGATCGCCCCGACGCTATTGATCTGACTGATGCGCTGCGCGTAGCCCTCCGCAAAAACGGATAGCACCTTGTTGATGCGCGCCTCCGCCGTCAGCGACGCGCCAAACCCCTGGCTCGACACGTAGCCACCAAGGTCGACCCGCGTTCGACCAACCGGGAGCATTGCCACACGGTCCAGCCCCGTACGCACGATGGCCGCCGTGGTGAGCCCACCAATGGCGTCCAGTGCGGCCGGAGCTATTGAGGGTTTTGGTTCACGGTCACCGATGCGCTTGGCATAGCGTTCGCGCCTTGAGCCTGTGCAACCGCGATAGCCGCCGCGCCGTTCGCCGTGGTGCGCTTTAGTAGACCGCGGTCGACGATATAGGCCACCGCTGTCGCAGCCGCTGCGAGGATCGCATAGGCCACCGTGTCATGCGGTATGAGGTGCAGGAGCGCCGGCAGAATTGCACCAACGATAGTCAGTGCGGTCACGATGAAGCTTGAGCTCGCAAACGCGTTGCCGGTGACCGGTGAAGCCGGGTCGATTGCCAAATTCGGTGCTGCTTCTTTGGTGTCCGTCATTTCAGGGTTCCTTTGGTCCGCTATCGCGGGCCTGTGTAACTTTTCCAACTACATCGATCCAAGCCCAACGGACATCCATCTGCCCGCAATGGCGGCACCATTCCAGGGGAACAAGGCCACCGGTTTCGGAAAACATGTTGGAGCGAAACAGCCACTCAGCACCGCATGCTGCGCAGTGCGCCGACAGCCACGAGCCGGCGATATCGGCCAGCTGCTTGTGGGTGCGGCGCGGCATGTTACCCGCCCTCGCTGCGCATCAGACGGTGGAGCATTTCTTTGGCCGCGATCAGATTCCAATTAAGGTCGTTGATTGCAACGGTCAGCTTCTCGTGCTCGGCTACCGTGCGGCGAAGCGCTGCCTCGACCGTGTTGATACGCGTAAGTAGCGCCTGACCCATCCCCGGTGCGATGCTGATGACAGACTTCTTCACCGGCGACGCTCGACAATAGAAAGGATCCGGCCGACCTTTTCCTCTACCGCGGCGCCGTGTTCAGTCATGACCGCCAGCTGCCGACGGAGCTCGGAAATAGTTTCGTGGTCGGCGGCCTGGGAGATCTCAAGGCGACGCACGTGTTCTGCCGATCCCTGCCAGATATACACGCCCAACGACGAGACAAGCCCGAGCAACCATAGCGACAGCTTGGCTAGCCCCGGGTTCGCCGTCGTGATTGGGGAGTCGTCGCTCATTGCATAAATCTCGCCATCATCCACCACACGAGCCACCTGGGCGCGGGATAGACGTAGAGCCGCGAACAAATAGCGTCGACACACGCGTCCGCGCTGCGTCCGTAGTGCTCGGCCTCGTGCGCGTAAGCCTCCGCCTCAAACCACGCGCGCGCTGGAGCCAAGAACGGGATTGGTAGCAGCACGTAGAGCAGTAAAAACAGCGGCCACGACAGCCTCGCTTGCTGGCGCACGTGCACGGCCTCGTGCGCGAGTGTCGAATCGTAGCGGCTGCCGTGTGCTGCAACCTGCTCGGCCGACAGCGCAAGCGGCGGATAGATAACACCGTTGATCGTAGTCCACGCCTTGTTGGTCCAGGGCGCGAAGCGAAGGAGCCACGACGATGCGCGGTCTCGGACGTCGAGCTCGAGGGTGCCGTGGCCGCGAAGGTTTGCCATAAACCTCATCGGCGCCGAACCCCGTACATCTCGTTGACGGTCGTTAGCGTCGGGCCGTTTCGCGGCGTGCAGGTGTCGTTTTTAACGGTCTCAATGCACGCGCTCTGCAGGGGCCAGCGTCGGTGTAGTCCGCGCGTTACAGAGTCGCGACCACGTAGCGCGTAGATGTCGTAAATCTCTTGAGCACTTAGGTTTGCAAGATACAGCCGACAATCCGCAAAAGTGCCGGACGTCCAGTTAAACCACGTGCCGCCGTTCTTACGCTCGGCGCCGATTGCCAGGGTGTTCGCAAAGTTTGCCACCGTCCCTAGGCCGTCGCTGTAGGGCTTGGTCCATGTCGTTTTCGCGACGCCGTCCTGATACCAGACGATCGCCTTTGAGGCATTGCTGCCAGCTCCCGACCCGTCCGCAACAACGGACACCGCGTGGTGGTGCAACACGTTGTCGCTGACAGTGCCGGCGCCAAGCTCCTGATGCCAGAGCACGCCGGTGTCGGTGTAGTCGCCGAAATTGATCAGCACGTGGTCGGCATTGTTAGCGATATCGCTCGTGTAGCCAGCGAGCGAAAACCAAATCGACTGATTCGCCGCGCTTACCGCGCCCTGTGCGCCCGTCGTAAACGATGCCATGATTGTCGCGACGCTCGACTGCGACGTCTTGACCCAGCACATCATCGTCCAGCCGGCGGACGCTTTGATCGACGAGCCGAACGATCCCATGGTCCCGATGTCGACGCGATCGTTGGTGCCGTCGAGTGTGTAGCCAGCGTGCGCCGGGACGGGCGCAAGCAAAGCAACGATTAGCCCGAGGGCTAAATTTAGTCGTCGGGCTAACTTCATCAGTTCACCGCCACGCCAACGTGCGCGACCCGCCAGTCCTGAGTCATTGTGTCCGAACCATTCGCGGTCAGGCGCTCAAGCTCGCAGAGCAGGACCGTGCCCGCTGTAGCGGACAACCCGCTCACCGTATAGGCAAACGTCTTGCGCTGGATCGTCGCGTTGTCGGTGAGAGTTACCGCTGTTGCCACCTGCTGCGTAAACGATCCGGTGCCGTATTGTTGCCGGCAGTCGAGCGCCATAACGACGCCGTTGTTCGACGTGAAGCCGCTCGCCGCCGCTGCTGCGTCAATGGTGATATCGATAGTTGTCGCCCCTGTCGGCAGCACAATCTCAAGGCCGCGACCCTCTGACGTCGACGTGCTGTAGGCGATGACATTGACCAGGTTGTAGGTCTCGAGGTCCGCCATCGCGGTCGTGGGCCACGAGGTGCCGACCGGGAGCATCTGGTCGGCCATATAATCCTTGGTCCAGAGCGCTCCGCCACCACCGCCAGACGGGGCCGCCCACGTGCCGTCAGCTCGGAGGTAGTTGGTCGTGCCGCCACCGGACGCGGGAGCAACGCCAGCAGCACCGCTTGTAAACGTCGAAGTGAGCCCGTCGACATAGGACTTCGACGTCGCGTCGTTGGCGTTCGCCGGCGTGGTTGCGACGCGGAAGTTGGCCAGCGTGCCTGAGCCGTTCGTTGCGCCAGGCACGCCAGCCGCAATGCGCTCAAGACCCGTGTCGATGGTGGCGTCGGCTGCGCTGGTCGACGTCCATTGAAACTTGCCACCAGAACCTAAAGCCAGGTTGCTTGTTGAGTTGCCCGGCATCTTGGCGATGACGGTGCCGCTTGCGTTCTGGAGTAGGAACATCGACGCGCCGACGCGGAACGGATTCCAGCTGACCGACGGCGACAGCGAGCCAATAAATGACTCATTGGTCGTGTCGTTATAGCGGAAAAACAGGCCGCCCGATGTTGCGCCGCTCCCTGCCGCCGAGCGGCCGATCACGAAGTCGTCGCTAGTGAACGCGGTAGGGATAGAGCTTGTGGCGAGCGATAGAAAAAAACCGCCAGCAAACGTTGCGGCCGCGCCGATTGATAGGGAGCCTGTGACAAGGCGCTGGCTGTTTAGGTTGACGGTTGCGTTGGCGCCAGCGAGGGCGGAGTTGACCGCGGCAAAGGTGACCGATCCACCACCGACCTGAGCGAATGCGAGCGACGTTGATCCGAGAGTGATTGCCGCGTTAGTCGTTAGCTCCCACAGAGTGTCGGCCTGAGTCGTGCCCTCCGCAACCATGACGGCCGAGCCGGGCGCCGCTTCCGGAGACGCGTCCATATCGGTACCCCGCGTCCAGGCGCCCGCGTTGCAACGGTAGATACCGTTTTCCGAAGCGGTCGATTGGTTTTTTACGAGCACGCGGTCGTTCGCAACGACCGACACGCCATCGATAGTCTGCGGGGCCGAGAGCGTGATGTCTGCTGTGGTCGCCGCACGCACCGGCGACTTCCACGACAAGGCCTGCTTGTCGATAGCGGCTAGCGACAAATAGTAGCCGTAATTAAGAGCGTCGTTCGTGCCGGACGGGTCGGCGAGATTTACGATCTTTTGACTATTGACCGAAATGTCCGCGTTAGCGGCCGCAAGCGCGGTGTTGACCGCGGCAAACGTTACCGAGCTGCCCGTGGTGGGCGCGACCTTTGCGAACACAAGCGACGTCGCGCCGACCGCAATTGACCCGTCGGTTGTCAGCATCCAAACAGTGTCAGCGTTGGCCGTGCCTTCGCTCACGGGGACAAGTAAACCCGCGTTGTTAAAAAATCCCGAATTGGGCATATCGGCTGCGCGGATCCAAGAGCCGGACTGGACAATCCAGAGCCCGTTGTCGACGCCAGAGGTCTGCGCAACACACAGGACGCGGTTGGCAATCGATAGGGCGACGCCGTCAATCGTCTGTGTCCCCGACTGGGTGACGTTGGTTGTAGCGACAACGCGAGCGACGCCCTTGAACGATCCGTTCGTTGTGTCGAGCGCAATTTTGTCGTTTGACGACATGAACCCGGCGCTCGTGCCGTTCACCGCGCTTGCGTGCAGCGTGCCGCCCAACTGATTGCCGTGCGCGTGCACATGATCGCCGCGCGCGTACAACGCAGAAGCGCCAGCCGATGCCGTACCAATGTCGGCGGGGGCTGAACCATAAGGCGACTGGTCGCCCGTGTTGGTGCCGCTTGAGGTACCCGAGAACGTGCCGCTCTGGGTTGCGAGAGTCCCGAGCCCGAGCGTGGTTTGTTGGGCCGCGGCGCTCGCATCATCCATCAGCGCTAGGCCCGCGGCGGTCGCTACGCTGGTGTCGATGCTCCAGACTGACCCGGAGCTCGACACCACGATATCGCCCTTGTCGCCGTCGGTGACTGCACCGCCACCGCCACCGCCACCGCCACCGCCACCCGCCGCATTGATGGCGCCGATCACGGCAGCGATTGTGCTGCCACTGCTCCAGGTGGTCAGGCCTGTTGTGGCAGTTGTCCCCATCACGAGATCGGTCGCATCGTCGACCGCGGGCAGCGTCGCCATGGCCATGTAGTTTGCGAGCAGCACGCGAAGGTTTGCAGTTGTCGTGTTAGGGACAAGGATCTTCTGGCCGTGCAGGTTTAAGTCAGGCGAGACGACCTTGACCACTGCGCCCTGGGTGAAGCTGATACCGATGCCGCCCTGGGGGTTGATGATGCGGCCGCTGCCGTCCGTTTTAGCGGCCACATGACGCTGATGGATGATTGAGTTGTTGACGGTCTGAGGCGCAACCGCGACGAAATCGATCTTGACCCCCGAGACGGCTTGGCCGTCAGGGCCGAGGATTGTGTCGGTGACCAGACAGGTGGCCGCAAGAGCTGTAGAGCTCGCGAAGGTAGCGAGTGCTACGACGAGGGAGCGGAGCATTAGTTGTCACCTTCCTGTTCGACCATCTGTGTTGGTTGGCGTAGATCTGGCTGCTGTTGGGCGTCGGTGCTCATCTCGTCAACACCCTTCAGGCCGAGCGTCGATAACGCGCTTGCAGCCGCACGGATCGCGGCCTCCGTGATAGGCTTGCCGGTCTTGCCGTCGAGGATAAGATTTAGCGCCTTGTTAGTGGCCTCGATCCCCTCGCGCGTGCTGATCGCTTCAGCGGCCACAGCCGCGTTGCCGGTGATGGCCTCGAGGTGGCGCCGAACAAGCTGCAGCGCTGCCGCGGTGTAGCCGTTGCCAGACGCAAGCTTGTCGAGTGCTCCGCCGCCGAGCTCGGCGAACGCGTCAGCGATTTGTGGTTGCGTCGTTGAGCCCCTGATGTTCGGACCGAAGCCAACACGCTGCATTAGGTCGCCCATCCGACTCAGACCAAGCAGCGCCCTTGAATCGCCATGAAACGCTGCCTGGAGCTTCGGGCCGTATCCCCTGGCGCTAAACAGGCGCAGAATAATGCCGGGCTGTACGCGGTCGATGCCCGCTGCGCCTGACGCGGCAGACGTCGCGGTGGGCTTACCGCCCTCTACGAGCACCTCCTCAAGCATTTGAGCGCGGAGGTTTGCCGCGTCAGCGGGGGATTGCTTGGCGAGCACCTCGAAGACGCTTCGGATTTGTCCTGGCTCGGAGTTTAAAAGCCGGCGCGGAATGCTCCCGACAGCATCGCCATCGGCAACCGTGAGCATTCGCTCGATGGTATTGGTGACCACCTCCGCGTGAGCTTCGGTGCCCCTGCGCCACGCGGCATTGGCCTGGCGCCAAAGGGCTGCAGCCCCGGCGCTCGCTGTTGCCTCGGCGCCGTCAAACGACGCGTCGATCGTTTGGAGCAGACGACCGGCTATCGCTTCCTCGGTTTTCTTCGGCACGGCGTTACCGAGTAGCGACTCTTTGCCGTGCGTAATCGAGAGGAGTTTTGAGCGGACAGAGTTGAGCTCCTGGAGGGACAACCCGCCGCCAGCGCCTGTGATTTCGAGTTTGCCGTAAAGGCTGCCAACCAGCCCTGTGATCTGATTCGGCTTCAGGTTGTAGTCTTGGATCTCCTTTTGGAACGCCGCACGGATCGGAGCGTAATCAACACCACCGCCAGCCTGCTCGGCTGCCTGGTAGAGCGGGCGAGCCACCGCGGAGCGCTTCAAGAGCAGCCCCTCTGCGTAATTCGACACGGCCTGGGCTGCTTGCTTTGCAACGCGCGGATCACCAATCAGCTTGGGGTTTGCGGCAATTCCCTCGACATACTTGTCCGCAATACGCGCGGCGGTCTCGAGCTGCGAAGTTTCAAATTTCTGGGCCTCGTCCATCGTTGCCGGATTCTGGCGGAGGCGGAGCTCGCGCAGCGCTTGTGCACGACTGCCAGAGGCTTGCGCCGGTGTGAGCGGGAGTTTCTCGCCCATCGCCTCCCATTCGGCTGCCAGCGCGCGCGACTTTTCGAGATTGGTCTGTACCGTGGCGTTGCTGGTGCCGATTGCGGACGGCTTCGCCGCATTCGAGGCAACGGTCTCCGCTGACTCTCGCGCCGCATCCTGAACGCGCGAGCGCACTCCGATCTTATCCAAAGCCCAACGCCCCGCTGCCCCAACACCCTTGGCGAGTCCGTACCCGAGCGCGCCAGCACCGGCGCCGACACCGGCGCCGATCGCTGTGTCCTTGGTTGCGCCGGCAATATCGCCTTGGGTTAGATCTGCGTTTGAGCTACCAAGTCCGGAAGCCGCGCCAATCTTTGCGCCAAGCAGCACAGTGCCGCCAAGCGTGCGTGCGCCACCCATTACGGGTGACGTTGCGATGCCGCCACCGATTTCGCCAGACAGATACGCACCGCCGTGCGCCTTCTGCGCGCGCTCGTTGGCTGCTCGAGCGGCGTCTCGTTCGATTCGGTAATCCTCCGCGAATGTCGGCGGATCCTGCTCGTCCGCGTGGTAGCCCATGACCTTGTTACCGATCGCCTGGACGACGCCCTGGGCCTCATCGCCAAAGCGCATCGTCGCGCCTTGGGCGACACCTCGGCCAAAAGCCTCGTCCGCAGCAGCGTCCGGCAGCACCTCGCCCTCGGGGGCCTCTACACCGGTCTGCTTGACGAGACGGTGTGACGCGCGCCAGTCGGCAGAGCCGACGGGCTTAAGCATGACGCGGTTTAGCGCTTCGCGTGGATCGAGTCCGTCTTCGCGGACCAGGCGCGCAAACTCTGCCCGTTGTTGCTCGGTCGGACCAGCCATTACTGACCGCCCTGGAGCAGCGAATCCATCAGCGCGTCGGTCTCGTTGCTGCGGTAGGTCGGCACAGGTTTGCCCTGGCCAGGCACACGGTAGCCTGCTTGATCAAAATTGCCCTTGCGGTCGCTAAGCTTGCGACGCAACTGCGCCCGCATGTTGTCAGCTTTGCGTTTTGCCGTGTCGGGCGAGTCGCCGGGCTGTGGCAGCATCCTTTTGTAGCGCTGTAGGTCGGTCTCAGTGAGCTTGCCGCCCTCGAGGATGGTGCCGATTGACTGCGCTGCGACGTCCGCGTTGTTTTGGTACTGCGACGTAGTCGTGTTCGGCACGAGCGACGTGAGCCGGGCGCCTAGCTGGTCGCCGGTGCCCTTGTTCGGGACGGTCGCGATATAGTCCTTCGTGAGCTGATCGACCGAGCCGATTGCAGTGTCGAGATCTGAGAGCTCGGCAACCGCCGCCGTTCCAAGTATCTTGCCGCCGACGCTGACATTCGTTGCGCCGGCCTTGCGCAGGCGAACCTTCCACGCGTCGAACGCCTGGCCCCAACCGCGTTGTCCTGGCGTCAGTCCCGACGTGCGCGCAAACTCGCGCTCGTCCTCGCTGAGCTTCGCGAGCGGATCTTCGGTGCCGGCCATGCGCTGGCCGATTGCGATCTGCTTTTCGGTGGGCAAAACCTGCGGGCCAGCTTGGCCTTCCGGCAGCCACGTCTGTGCCGACTCTTCGCCAGGCAGCGGGAAGTGATCGATTACGCCGCCTTGCACAAGCTGGTCGCGACGCTCGCGCACCATATCAGCGGCGCCCGGGTCGGCCTTCAGGGTGTCGGTCAGTAGACGTTGGGCGTTTTGTGTTGAGGCCGTGCGCTTGTCGCCGATCTCTTGAGTGGCCTTGGCCATATCCAACTGAGACTTCCGGACGCCAAGCTGCTGTTCTTGCATTTGCGACCACGCAACGGGGTCGGATCTTCGCGCGGCTTCAGCGTCATCGTTTTGCAACGCCTCGTTGAAGGCACGACGCTTGTCGCGAGCCTCGTACAGCGAGTCGAGCCGAAACCGATGCTCCTCGGCGGCTAACTTGTTTTGCTGCATGCCCTGGATCATCTGAAACGTCCGCGCCCAATCAACGGGCTGGATGCTGTCGCTCACAAGCCGCGTCATCACCGAGCTCCGTACAGCGACGCGAGGTCCAACCCCGGGACCTGCATTGGAGCAATCTCTGGCTCACCAACTTGCACGCTGTACTGCGGAGGCATCTGCGGTGCGCCCACGTCGACGCTGTATGCCGTCGGTGACCCCATCTCGACGTTGCCTTGCGGTGCCGGTTGGCGAGGCTCGCGCATGATGGCACGAAGGACCTGGAGCTGCTCAGGGCTTAAGCGCACAAGCGTGCCCGTATCAGAGCCGCGACGCTTCACTTCGTCCGCCATTACAGACCTGCCTTGTAGAGTGCCGGTAAATTCATCGACGGCGCCGCAGCCATCGGTTGCGCGAACTGGCCGCCAGCAAAGACGCCACGGTCGGCAGCCATCTTTTGTGCGGCGCTCATCGCTTGGCGGTCGCGAAAATCCTGGAGCAGCTGCATCGATTCAGGGGACAGCTGCGCATCCGGGTGGCCAGGGATGCCGCTCGCTGATGCGGGGACCCGCTGGTAGCTTTGATGGGGGGGCGCGGCGTTCTGTAAGTTGTTGTTGCCAGCCACCTGATGGCGCGGCGCAGCCGCTTGCCCGAACGCGTGCGCGGCCTGGTTGGCAGCGGGGCTGTACGCTGGAGCGGATGGCGCAGCCGCTTGCCCGAACGACGGCGCGTACATGCTGGCGAGATCGGTGCGGCGTTTCAGCATCATCATGGGTAGGCTCCGTAATTAAAGTTGCTCTGCAGCTGCATGCCGCCGCCAGCTGCGCCACCGGCGGCACCCGCTGCTGCGCCACCGCCCCTAAACGCGCCGCCGCCGTAGAGCATCGCGCCGAGTTGCATCGCTTGGTTTGCGGAGTTCGCAACAGCGGCCTGGTTCTGCCCTGCGTACGGGACCATGCTCGCGTTGTTTTGCATTGCAGCGCCCGTCATGCCGGCAGCCGCGTTGGCGCCGGCCATTGAGTTCTGGCCCATCTGCTGCGCCAAGCCCTGGTTTAAGTTCGCAAGGCTGCCGTAGTAGTCCTGCGTCATGCCGCCGAGCGCCGCGCCTGCTGTTGCTGCCTGGCTGCCGAGCTGCGAGCCTGTGTTGCCGTAGATGCTTGCGAGCTGTGATGCGCCCTGGCCGTAGATGTTTGCGCCAGCCTGGCCCGCGCCATACGCCATCTGGCCGGCCTGTGATGCGGCGTTGCCAAAAAGGCCTGCAACAGACTGGCCGTTCTGGTTTTGGATCCCGGCGGCAGCCTGGCCGGCGCCATACGCCATATTTCCGGCTTGCGATGCCGCGTTGCCGTAGAGCCCTGCAAGCTGGCTCTGCGCGCCTAGCGACTGCGCGTCGGCACCGGATGCCGCGCCGTACTCCGAAAGCCTGCGTTGGGCTGCGTTGTTGTACTCGTTCGATGCGAAATTCTGGCCGTACTCGACAAGTGCTTTCTGAGCCGCTCCGCCAAAGCGGCCACCCTGGGCAGCTTGCGCGGAGCGCAGAGCGGTCTCGCCTTGGTCAAAGCGAAACTGAAAGCCGGGGTCATTCTGCAGGTTGCCGTACAGACCACCTTGCTGGTCGAGCAGTGTACCGCTGCGATCGGTGCGACCACCGATGGCGTTGACTCCAGACTGGAGGCCGCTGTTGACCGCACCGATTCCTTGCGCCGCACCACCACCAAGGGACGACAGCGCGCCAGACTGGCCCTGACCGATAGCGCCAACGCCTGATTCCAGGCCGCTGTTGACCGCGTTGATGCCGTTCGTTGCACCACCGTAGAGCTGCTCAAGACCCGCACTCTGGCCTTGACCAATGGCGCCAGCCGCGAGCTGGCCCCCATTGGCGATATCCGCGCGCTGCTGGCCGTATCCCTGGGTCGCAAAGTCTGTCGCGCCGGCGTAGCCTTGGCCGAGCAAGCCCTGGGTGACCGGCATGGCGCCATACAGCATGCCGTTGGCGAGCTGGGCCGAGCCGGTTTGGTTGTCGATCTGCTGTTGGATAAGCGCGGCGTTTTGTTCCTGAGCGGCCTTCGCCTCATCCTTCTGCGCGTTATTCGCGTCCATCGTGGCGCCGATGCCGAGACCGAACACACCGCCTGCGGCCGCACCCAAACCAGACATCAACCAACTCATGAGACCCTCACAAAAAAGTAGACGCCCGCCATAACGGTCGCCATATTCGGAAGCGCGAACGTGGTGACGCCGTCACCGGCGCCGAAGGTTGTGCCGACGATCGCAAACAGCTGCGCATAGGTTGTGCGCGAGACGTTGGAGCCGTCGGCGAGAAGCTCGCCGGGGCGCGGCGCCGCGATGGTGGAGACACGAAAGTCGCCCGGTTGCGGCGCCGTCTTATCGACGACCGCAACAAGCGAGCGCAGCCATTCGAGGAAGCGATCGCTAAACGTAGCGTCACGCCCTGCTAGCGCCGAGAGGCGCTGATCGAAGACCTCGGTTCTCACAACCCCATCTCCAGACGCGCGCGAATGCTTTCCAGCGCGACGCGACCAGTGGAGAGGAATGTCAGCCTACGCGTGCGTCGGTGGAACGAGCCGCAACGGTGGAAGCGCTTGCGCTGGTCCGACATCGGGCGCGTGCCGTGCGAGTAAAACGTCACACCGCCGTCATCGCTGGTTTCGTACTCAACCGTGGGGACCGGAGTGAGATCGCCGAAATCGATTCCGTAGATAGCAGTTGCTGCGACAAGCTCGAGCTCGAACTCAAAGAGGCGATGACCGCCGCCGTCCTGGGGGGGCAGCACAATGGTGCGCGGGAGGCTAACGGCATTGCCGCCGACTGTCTCTCCAGTAAGAAACGTATCACCTGAGAGCCCCGACAGCCCCGACGTAAGCCCAGTGGTGCCTATGTAGTTTACGCCAACCCAGACCTGGTCGGTATGACTGATCGGATTTGTGAGATTGCCACCACCAACAATGTTGATCGAGCCAGCAAGGGCGGGAGTGAGGCGATGCCACGCGCCGTTGGTGATCGAGTAAACGAGCTGGCGCGTGCTCTGGTTTGTATGCGGCACGTAGAACGTCTGTCCGCGGTAGAAGTACGTGGTTCCGAACGATGAGTTTTTATTCAGCGCCCCCAGGTCGCGCTCAACCCAGTCGGACGAAATAAGCTGGGCCTGGTAGCCAACAAGGGCATAGACGCGACCGGCTTTGCCTACGAAATAGGCGACACCATCGACGTCTGCGACACACCCCATGACGCCGACCTTTTCAACGCCAGGCGACGAACGAACAAACGGGAACGCCGCGGCGCCTGCGTTGTACCAAAACTCTATGTGATCGCGCCCAAACAGCACGAGCTTCTGGCCAATCGACTTCACGTCGTAGAGCTCGTCAGGCATCGCGTCGAACGTGCTGTAGTTTAGAGCCCCCCACGTGGTCGCGTCATCGAGGTCGGAGACGTAAAACTCGTCGGTACCAGGTCGGATCGCTATAACGTACCCGTCCTGCGACGTGCAGCGGCCGAGTGTTTGGGGAGTCGTGACTGAGGTCACCGCTGACGTTGTCGCGACGTAGTGGCTGCCGGCGCCGTTGCACAAAAAGATCCGACCAGGGCCTGCGCCCGTCATGTACCAGAATCCCGAAGAAACGTTGCCAATGCTGATGGCCGAGTTTTGGCCGTCGAAGGCGTAAAGGGTCGCGTTGCGAACGTACCAAACCAGGCCGCTGTGGATGACGACACCGGTGATTTGACCAGAGCCCCCGGAGAGCGCCCCGGTGGGCATCAACGCGTTTTCAATATAAAACGGCCTCACCGATCCCGGCGGCGATTTCACGACCATCAGGTTCACGAGCTCGACGTCTGAGATAAACGGCGTGCGGGCCTCGCCAGCCGAGACACTGAGCGGCAACTCTGTGTAGTTGTCGCTCATCAGTAGTACGTCGCTCGAACCGGATCTTCGCCACGTCGACCGCTGTACTGACGGTTGAGATCAAACTCGGCACGCCGCTGCGCGCGCTCGAAATCAACGCGTCGCTCGAGCGAGAGGCCAAACGCCGGGCACAAATAAAACGCGACGTAATCGCGCAGCTGTTGCTGCGCCTCATCGGGAATGCTGCCGATATCAAACGGGGCGAGACTGATCTTCGATAGGCGCAGGTATGCGCGATCGATCTCAGCCTCCGCCAAAGACTGGTCCGCCGCTGCTGGCGTCTGCGAGGCAGCGACAACCGAGAGATACCTGAGCACCTCTGTGGCCAGCTGTGCCTTGGTCATATCCGCCATCGCAGACCCCCAAACGGATTACAGCTTGCGCGGACGACCCGGCCCGCGCTTCACGGCCACATCGAGCCTTGGAACGACGTTGCCAAAGTCGTCGACATCGGCGTCGTCATCATCGGACGCGAGCGCCTCGGGGGCCGCGACCCCTTCGACCTCTTCGAACGACGGCAAACAGCGCAGCTTGTGCGCAAGCTCTGGGCTGTCGACAAACACGACCTGCCCCGTCCAAAAAGTCTTGCCCCACAACGTACGACTGTCAGGACTCGGCACCGCAACAACCGTCGGCGGACCGCCCATCTGTGTGCGCCCATCCATCGTCAGCTCGGGCGCATTGGGGTTCTCGTGGACCAGCTCACCCGAGGCGTCGACGACTGCCTCGCCGTTTGCGCCGATTGAGGCAACGTTGCGGCCCTTTCGCAGAATGGTGGGATGATGCTCAAAAAACACATCGGTGCCGAGATAGCGAAACGAGCCAGGACCCTTTTTGTACCGTGCAACACGGCCCTTCCGGGACTTGTTTTCGTCGTCGCGATTAAGGATCGGACCTTGAGCGTAATAAATCATCATCCCACCTAATTCTGTTGGTTAGTCAGCGGCAGCGGACACGAAGACCGTGCCGGTGCCGATCTGGACGCTGTTGAACGAAGCCTTTGCGCAACCCCGAATCTCGGCAACGGCAACGCCGCGACGATTTTCGTAGTCGAACTCGTCCGTCTTAACTTTCATACGGTCGCCCCAGGCCAAAAACAGCGACTGCGCGCCGACCAAGAACGCAGCTTCGACCGGGGTCGTGCCGCTTGCGCCGACATTGCCGAGATGCGCGCCGCCACTTGCGACAGCGCGGTCAAGCTCGGGGACTTCCTTGCAGATCACATTGCCGATCTTAAGGTCATCAGCCGAGAAGATCGGGTTGTCATCGCCACGCATACCAGCGCTGGCCTGCACGGTTTCAAAGTTTGCAGACAGGTCCCGGAAAGGAAGCGAGCCCATGAGCAGGACAAACTGCTCCGAGCCTGCGCGCGAACCCTTCGACACCAACGGCCGCATATTCGGCGACGCCGACTGACATACACGCTTGATCAAGCGCACGATGTTTTGATGCATATCGTCGTTGGTGCCGTCGATGGTCGCAAGGTCCGTCGCGTGAACGCCGGAGTAGTTGGACTTCGCCGTACCGTAAAGGATCCGCTCATTCGTCGTCGCTGGGTTATTGGCGGCCGCCCACGCATTGCGCTCGGTGGCCGTTGCGGCAGCGTAAGTCGTGGTGCCGTCAACGTGGGGCGAGAGCCAGCGCGCGATAAACAAGTCGCGCAACTTTTCCATGTTCCACTGCCGAAGCATGACACGAGCGGCTTGCAACAGGTCGATCTTCGTCTTGATCTTCTCAAAGCGGCCGACAATGACGGCGTTTCGGATCTGATCGACGAAGACTTTTTGCCCGTAGTTGCCGAGGGCCTCCTCGTTACCCGTCAGGGTCGAATCACCCGTGACACCGTTACCGGTGAGGCGAGTGACAAACGAGAAGGTGACCGAATCACCGGCCTCCTTCATCAGCTCTTCTTTGACCTGGATGGCCGCGTTTGCGTCCGTGCCCATTAGCGCCTTGAACGGATTCATACGAACATACTCGTAGAATTCGTCGTCAGCCCACTGCGAAACTCGATTCGTTGTATGTACCGCTATATCTGCCATAACCGACCTCTTTGTCGGCGATAGCGGACACTCAGCCTAGGATTTCGTCCATGGACCGAGGACCCGCAAACGCCGCTCTGCTCGCCGCTCCGCCGCTTCCGCGACTGCTTGCGATGGATTTGGGTGTTTGGGTCGGTCGCGCGGAAGGTCCATCGCCACTCTGGCCAGACTGCTCTGCTTCCCACTTTGCCCGTAGCTGCTTTTCGAAGTCGTCGAGACTCGACACACCCTGCAGACGCTTGGCCGTACGGGCCGTTTCGGCTGCAAAGAGTACCGGGTTGCGATAACTAGGATGACGGCCGTCCGCGATAGCGTTAAACTCGGCAACAAGTTGCGGGTTCTGTTGGGCCAATTGGCCAAACAGAGCAAGCAGCTCTTTGCCGTCTTCGTGCGCTGCCTCGTACGACTCTTGAGCGTCTGCGATCCGTTCACGTCGGAACATCACGCGTTGCTCTTCGAGCCTCGCCTCGACCGTCTTGCCGCGCTCGTCAGCTACGCGTCGCGCGTAGGCCGCCGGGTCAGCATAAAAGTCAGCCGAGTCGTCCTTCGGGGTGTCGATGGGTGCTGGAACTGCAGGCCGTTGCTGCATGGCCTGCATCTGGCCGGTGAGCTGGGCGAGTTGCCTCTCGAGCTCCCGACTACGCTTATCGCGCTCACGTGCCTCTTTGCGAGACGCACCTAGCGCTTTACGGAGGCCTGCCGTGTTCAGCTCGGCGGGTTCGTTGTCTTGGTCGACCCCATCGTCGTGTTCCATCCCGGAACGGGCGGTCGTGCTTTGCTCAAGTCGCTCATCAGAAACGTCAAGCTTTTCGGCCGATGTGGCGTCGGGCTTTTCGCTGGACTGAGGGGCATCCTCGAGGGTGGGCCTCGACTTGATGGGTGAATCGCTCAAAATCGAATCCATCGATCTCACGCGGTTACCTCTCCAAAACGCCCATCACGGGCGGCGCATCGGTTTTTATCCATCACACGCGCAACGGACAGCTGATGCATGTCAACAAGTGTTGACATATGGTACGGACGACTGTCAACAAACGTTGACAACTTCCGTTGGGGGGTTACGCATGGCGTCAATGTACGTTTCTGAGTCTGAGCCTCAAAAACCCGACGCCATCGACGCCTACGAAAAAGTCCCCGACGTCGACCACCCTGAGTTGTCGGACGTGGTTGCCTGGGTCGACGAATGGGAGGAGGACACCGCGACGCCGCGCGAGCTCGCACGCCAGGACCGCGACTACTACGACGGCAACCAGCTCACGCAGGAGGAGCTTGACGATCTTGAGAATCGCGGTCAGCCGGCCATTATCAAAAACCGTATCGCCCGCAAGGTGAACACGGTCTTAGGCGACGAGATCGACAAGCGCGTTGACCCTGTCGCTCGCCCGCGCACGCCTCAGCACACCGATTCCGCCCGCGCTGTAACCGACGGGTTGCGCTACGTTGCCGACGAGCAGGAGTTCAACCGTGTTCGAACGGCCGTCTTCAAAAACATTCTCGTCGAGGGAATGGGCGGGGCGCTGAAGTCCGTCGACGACGACGGCAAGCACGTGCTGACGCACATCGAGTGGGACAGACTTATCTATGACCCTAAGAGCCGGCGCGCCGACTTCAAGGACGCAAAGTTTTTAGGGATCTTGCTGTGGCAGGACTTAGACGATGCGATCGCCGACAACCCGGACGCAGATCCTAACGACCTAAACTCAGCCGTCGCAAACGATCAAATCACGTCCTCCGCCGAAACGACCGAAGATACGCCGCGCGGCGCCTGGGCCGACCGGCGCCGCCAGCGGGTGAAGATTGCCGAGATCTATTATCGAATCGGCCGCAACTACTACTGGTGCCGCTTTACGAAGGGCGCGTGGCTGGTTGAGCCGACCCGCACCGCGATCCTTGATGAGAAAAATAAGTACTCAGTCAACCCGCTCCTCCTAACCAGCTGCTACGTCGACCGCAACGGCGCACGTCGCGGCATCGTCCGCGATCTTATCAGCCCCCAGGACGAGGTTAATAAGCGCGCATCAAAGGCGCTGCACTTGCTCAACGTCCGCTCCGTTATCGCGGAGCACGACGTCGTTGCCGACCCTGACAAGTTTATGGAGCAGATCGCAAAGCCAGACGGCTTTGCAGAGGTCGAAGCCGGCGCCCTGCAGGAGCAGCGGATCTTAATCCACGACGGCTCAGCGCTTGCCGCCCCGCACGTCCAGCTGATGCAGATGGCCATGAGCGATATCGACACCATCGGCCCGTCGGCGTCGAACCTTCCGGACCTTCCGCAGGCCGCGTCTGGACGGGCTATTCTTGCTCGCACAAAGGCGGCTGCCAAGGAGATCCAACCCGTCTACGACGCCCTCGAGATGTGGACTCTCGCCGTCTACACGATCGACTGGCTCTGCATTCGCTCCGCGTGGACCGAGGAAAAATGGCTCCGCGTCACTGACGACAACGAGCTTGAGGGTTATCGCTTCACTGGTCTTAATCGCCGGCTGACCCGCGCCGCACGCTTACAAGAGCTGCTCGAAAAGCAACCGCCTGTGCCGCTCCCCAAGGCGCTCGAGACAGCGGCAGGCGAGTTTGCCCCCCTCGTGCTCGCCCAAGCCCAGGCGTTGCTCGCGCAACAGCATCCGCCGCAGCCTGTGCCCGGGCAACCACCGCCCGACCCCCAGCAGGCTATCGTCGGGCTCGTGCTGCAAAACCCGCTGATGCAGCAAGACGTCACCGTCGACCAGGTTGATCAGATCCTCGTTGATATTATTCTCGACACAACTCCCAACACCGCTGTGATCGAGCAGGAGGAGTTCGAGCAATGGGCGCAGCTTGCGCCGTCGCTTGTCCAGGGCGGACTCGACCCGCGCGAAGCCGCTAAGCTTACGGTTCAGCTGTCGCAGTTCCGAGACAAAAACAAGGTCCTCGAGATGCTCAACAAGCAGCCACCGCCCCAGGTACAACAGCAACAGCAAATGATACAGCAGCTGCAGCAGCAGATGGCCCAAGTCGAGCTGCAGCTTAAGCAGTCCGAGGTGGCCAAAAACCAGGCCGACACCCAGCTGTCGGCCGCTCGTGCCCAGGCCGAGATGGCAATGCTTGGCCAGCCACACCAGGCGTCGCCGGTTGACCAGGCCCGGGCCCAGCGCGAGCTGGTGAAGACCCAGCTCGACGTCGAGCGCACACAGGCTCAGGTCGGACGCGACCACGCGGCAACCCAGCGCGACGTCGCGGCAGCCGAAACACACCGCGTCGACCAGGTCATCAAAATCCAGCGGGCAAACCAGCCCCCCGAGGTGCCCTTTGTCCCGTAGAGCTCCACCACGTAAGCGCGGTGTCCTGGCGCAAAGCCCGCCGCTTGGATGTTTGGACGCAAGCCCGGACGAAGTCACCTCGGCTGTTGCCGCGTGTGCCGTGATCTCGGGCGTCTATCCCGGGCGCGGCGGCGAGTACGACCGCCAGCGCGACTGCTATGTCATCACCGGCAAAGACTTAAACCGTGTGAAGATTGTCGACTTCGTCATCCAGGGCTCCGATGTTGCCGGGGCCATCCATGTCGCGCGCGCCCTGTGGGGCAAGCGCTACGAGCGCGGAGATGCCGAGCCTGGCAGCTTCCTGATGCCGATACCAGTCTAAGTCGCAACAACGCGAGCCGCTTTAGCGGTCAGGGGAGATTTGCTATGTCTAAAAAAGACAAGGCGGACAAAGACGCGCCAGTGGCGAGCGGCAACGTTGCACCGTCGAGCGGTGTTGGTGACAAGTTCGGAGCCGACGCGTCGACAGATCCTGTTGAGAGTGCAAAGGACACCTTGCGCAAGGCTGACCACGGCGCTGCCGGCGGTGACCGCGCAACGTCCGGCAACGTGTCGGACTACGGTGGCGGCAAGCTCGAGCGCGATGTGGCCGAGCCAGAAAGCGCCGCTGAACGCAAGACGCGTTACAGCAAGCTTGCCCAGGCAGGGATCAAAATGGACGGGACGAGCGCGTACGAAGAGTACGAGGTCTACAAGCGCAACGTCAACGCGCTGCGTGACGAAGGCAAGGAGATCGATCTTGCAACCATCGAGCGCCTCTCAAAGCTTAAAGAAGCCGCCAAGGCTGAGGTTGAAAAGCACGGTCTTGATCCTAAGTTGATCCACTAGTTTACACAGGGGAGCGACGCGGGCAGGCATCGTGCCGCGTCGCACTCACTACGCCGTCTTCCAACTTATGCGCCTCTTCTCACGCTCGTTGCCGTAGTCGGGGGGCTTGGGCGGTGGCTTGTTTGCGCCCTTGTGCGGCTTGCCTGACTGGATAACGCGGCAGAGCGCGTAGCGGATCGCATCAAAGCAGTGATCGTTGCCGTCCTGAAGCACCGGCAACACGAGTCCGCTATTGCGGTCGGTCTTGTAGCTCCACAGCTTGGCTTCGCGCGCTGTGTTTACGCACCGCGGGTGGATAACGATCCGCTCGTAGCTGCGCAGGTGCTCGACCCCATCGTCTACACTCCCCGGCCACTTCGATGCAGGCAGCACGCGTGGGTATCCGTTGCGCCGAAGATAGCTGATTGTTTCGGGGCGCGCCGAATCCGCATACATCGCGTGCGTGCGGGCGCCCGGGAGGCGGTCAAGCAGGATGGGCGTATCGTCGACATCCACGCCAACGCCGCACGCCTCGTGCTCGACGTAGAGCGTGCGCGTTGAGCGACGCGAGCCGTCCTTGTTTTCCACCACCTCGATCCAGGCCTTCACAGCGGCGGTGGGGTCTGTTGCGAAACCAAAGTCCAAGCCGTAAAGCGGCGACCAGCTCTCCTCTGGCGTAAAGTCGCAAATCACCCAGCGACCCCGAAGCACTTGGGCGTCGGACACACGCCGGAGCTCGCCGCCCCAGGTGTGGGATGCGGCTTCGGGGTCTGTTGCGTAGGCGTGGAGCATCTCGGCGCGCAATACCTCGGGAAACCACTGGTTTTCGGTGTGGTTGACAACAACGTCGAGACAGTCCGGTCCGCGGTTAACGACGAGTCGCTGATAGGTTGCGTCCTCTTCCTGGTCCGGGTTCCAGGTGCAAATAATGCGGCTCCCCTCTTTACGGATCGTTGGCGTGAGCAGCTCCCACGAGCGTGGGCTCATCGTCTGGGCTTCCTCGCACCAGCACACGTCGATCCCCTCGAGGCCCTTGAGGGACTGTACGTTATTGCGGAGCCCGGAGAATATAAATTCGCTCCCGTTGCGGCCGACGATTGTCGTTTGCTGGACAGCGAAGAACGCCGACAGGCCGAGGGCGTCGACCTGTTCGGCGAGCAGCTTGTGGACGCTGTCCTGAATGCTGTTTTGAAACTCACGCGCACAGAGGACGCGCATCTTTTGGGCTGATGCTTGGATCAAGAGGGCTCGGGCGACAGCCCAGCTTTTTCCGCTGCCGCGACCGCCGCGCAAGGAGATCAGGCGATTGGGCCTCCAGAGGACACGCGCCCAGGAGGGGAACTGGGCGGTTGTCAGCTGCCTTCTCCCCCGGGATTTTGGCTGCCTTCTCCTACAAACTCGACGCGCAGGTTCAGCGACTCGCCGTTGGCGCTCGCGTGCTCGATTGCCTGGACGGCTTTCCCGAGGTTGCGGTCAAGCACAACGCACGCCGCTTGGCAGCGGATCTTCTCGTCGACGGACTCCAGGAGCTCGCCCAGGACCTGGACGGCCCTGGGGGTGAGCGCCTCGAGAGCGCGGCGGATCTCGGGGTCAATGGCCTTCTTACCGTTCGGGTTGCCGCTAACACCTTTGCCGTCAGGGCCTTTGGCCCAGTTGGGGTTGCCGCGTTTGCCGGG